TTATAGTTTTTATCCTTATGATTTGCTTTTAATATAAGGTGTATAAACAACCTAAATGTATTTGTATCTTCGTACCATTCCCAGTCTAAAATAGAACGGTGTATTTTAATCCAACCACTCATATCTCTAATTTATATTGAAGTAAGTTTTTAGAGTAAATAAAAGTCTGCTTATCCTCTTTAAATGATTTTTTAGCATTATTTAACACATACCCTTTGTCATAAATACCCTCGATATAAGCATACTTATCTTTAACTTGAATAAAAACATATTTATCAGCGTTTAAATGCTCTAAGAGCGAGTTTATTGATGAATTAAACGTGTATGATTTAGCTCTCGTAGCTTTAACTTGGTATGTCATTCCTTTTTCGCAAGCAAAATCTACTTGTTGGTAGTCTCTATCTGCTAGCTGTTGAAACAACTTTTCGTCTTCAAAGTTTCTATTAAACCATAAGTTAAATATTTCTTCTCCTATTTTACCAGTAGACTTATCTAATAAGTCCACCGGTATTTTAATCTTTGCTAGATAATTTCTCATGTTAATCTTTTTTAAATGTTCCATTCTCCATTTTACCTGTCCTATTCTTAATAACATTGTAAGCTGAATCAAAACAATCTTCTAATTTATATCCACATAATTCGGATAAATTTATTAATACTATTAATGAATCTCCTAAACCATCTATTATTTCAGGTTCATCATCTTTTAATATAGCTTTTGAAACTTCTCCAACTTCTTCCATTAATTTAATAAGTTGTGTTTTAGGGTCACCTTTTTCATAAATACCTCTTTCTTGTGCCCATTGTCTGATTAATTCAAATTGTTCTTTCATGTTATTTTTTATTTAAAAAGTTATTATATAAATGTAAATTACTTGCGAAATGGTAGTACCACCCTATTTCTATACCTAATTTTTCTGCTACTAATTCTTGTAATTTAGAAAAGCAATATTGGTCATTACAAAAACCAAACCATAAATCATTACTTCTCATATTAACAGTCATGCATAATTTGTTATCAACTATTTGGAAATGTAAAGACAAAGTGCATGGAGTGTCATATTGATAAGTATCAATTTCTTTACCATCATAAATAGATATTACTGCTTGTCTCGTATTTTTATCAGCATGCAGCTTATCTATTACTCTATCTAATTGTGACTTTCTTAACCATTGCCAACCATAATTAGACCTAATATTACCATCTTTATCCATGTGATTCTTCCATATTTTAGCTCTTTTAGATATTTCCTCACCATTAGGATTACCACTTAAATACCATTGCCACTCGTATTCAGCATAGTCTTCATTCCAATTTCTATAGTTTAACTTTATTTTATTATCTAAAGGCTTCATTATATAGAAACCATGATTATAAAATACTTTTGTTCCATTTACTTCTAAACCATTATCATTAATTGAATCATATAAATGGTCAAATGCTTGTTGTGCGTTTATATATTTCATTATTCAAAATCTTTTAAATCATTCCAATCTCTATATGAATCTATATCTTTAGGGTTTATACTACTCTTAGGAGCATTACCTGCTACTGAAAAAAACCAATCACCTTTTTGTCCATATCTATTTATGTAATCCCAACCTTTAGCGTCATAAGTTTCCTCACAATCAAATTCAGTTGGTATTAAATCTGATTTAGCGTTAAAAGGTTTATGATAACTAATGAAATTAGCTCTACCTAATTCACCTTGCTGTATGTTTCTAGCTACAGCTACATTGAAAAATTCAGTATCTGGTAAAGCTATCTGTAAAGCTCTTGATAGAACACCTGTAGAAATAACACACCACATTCTTTTTGGCTTTTCTTTGTCTTTAAAAAAGTCATAAATACATCTAACTGCGCAAGCAGTAACATATTCATGCTGTAATCCTAAAGGTATGTATAAAGCTTTGTTTTTATCAGCATATTTTTTAGCTAAAGAATTAGCGTTGGCATAGCTGCTATTCTAGCAAATAAAGTTTTAGCTCCGTATTCTATACATAATCTCTGGTGCTCACTTGATTCTTTGCTTGAAGGCATCACTAATGTTAAGTCTTTATTAAACTTCTCACTTAAATATGATAAGCTTATCCCTGCGAAACCTTTTCGTGGCTGCACATAGACTAATTCATCCTCTTTAGTTTTAGTCATTAAGAACTCTCCAAATCTTGCTTTAGCACCAACTGGATTAGATACTGATTCATCTATAACGAAAAAACCATTAACTTCTTTAACGTTGAAATCTTTAAAACTACTTTTAAAATCTTTAGTTAGTTCTAAATAATAATCTAAAGACTTACCATCTCTCAAGTCTTTATTGTCTACTCCTTTTTGTTTATTCTCAAACATTGTTTTTATATATTATGTTATTATTATTTTTTATATGTTCTGGTGATTGAAAGTTTTCTATGTATCTTATGAAGTCACATGCTACATCTTCCATGTCATATGGTTTACTACTACCACCTGTTATGTCACAAAGGTATCTTAAAGCTTCGTCTGTTTTCATTTTAGGTAATATTAATTTTAAACATTTTTTAGCATTAGTGCCTACATATACATCAGAATCTCTATCTACTTTTTCAGGTAAATACTCTGCTAAGTCCATAGCAAAAGCTGTTAATACAAAGTTTTGTCTTTTATATCCTTTAGACAATAACCATTCATTTCCTTTGTCAACAACTTCCTTTATACCAACCTTACGTTCAGATAAAAATACAAAACCTTTTAAATAATCAATTAAATCCATAGAATCATTAATTATGAAATTCCTCAACCCTCCTTTTATCATAGGTAATAGATAACCTTTTACATCACAAAATCCTTTTTCTGGCAATTCAGCTAACCATATTTTATACCAAGTGTAGTTTTTTCTTAATAGCTCTACTATCCAAAAGTTACCAAATCCGTGAGTACCAAATGGAGGTTGACCTTTACTACGTGGCACATAGTTAATTCCAGAGCCGCAAAGTCTAAATAGATAACACATTCTAATGAAATTATCTAAACTCATATTATCTTCAATAATATCAAAGTGTTTACCATTACCTTTAGGGTCTAAATTTTTGTACTTTATAGCTTCAGGTAATGAACTAAAAGCTGCATACCTTCTATTAACTACATCGTAAATTGGTACGTTCCAAATTAAATCATCATTTATATCTGATTCAGTCCATGCTGCGTTTTCATAATTAAGCTCTTGCATCATCTTAGCTTTTCTATAATATTCTTTAAATTGTTCTAACATATTAAAATAAGCTATTAAATTTATTTTCTATTAAATCACTTTTAAACATATAAGACGTAGGCCTTAAATGCACAGATTGTCTTAACTCCATATCATCAAAAGATAATTCTTTTTGATAATCAAAATCCCACTGTAAAAAAGTCCAATTATTTCTTTCACACATTTCTTTAAAACATCTATTAAAGTGTCTTACATAATATTGTCTTTCTACTCTTGATTCAAAAAAGTTTTGACCTTTATACTGTCCTGTTTTAGGTATCTTCCTTGATTCATCTTCAGTAGGTAGTAAACCAACTATAGAAACTTTATTTAATTTTAAATCTTTTAACTGTTCTTCTAATCTAAAACATAAATCTTCTATAGAGTTAGAAGGCGCAATTTGTCTACCTATATGAAATCTAACATCTATATTACCAGCATAAAACACTAATTCTTTTATGTATTCATTTAAGTAACTTTTCAATCCTTTCTTAAGGAATCCATGTAAAGTTTTACCGTCATTTCTACTTATGGAGTACCCTGGTTTATAAACTGAAATAGAATGGCTATCACCTAATATCAACTTATCGCTACCTTCATTAGTTTTAATAACTTTAGGCTTTTTAAAATTAAAATCAACAAACTGATTTAATTCTTTTCTTTTACTACACAATAAGTTTAAATCAAATTCTTCATTAATACAGTATAAACTACCTCTAAAATAACTTAAAGCGTGCAACTTATCTATAGTATGTTGTTGTACACCTCCAAAAAAGTTAAACTTGCCATCTTTATAGTTAACACCTTCATTTATGACTAATGTATCATATTTTATATAGTCTTTAGGGTCATTAACTACATCTACATCTGTATTAAATTTTTGTTTCAAAATATTCTCACAAACTAAAGTCCATCCACCATTGTGAGACAACTTACTTTCTACTACGTTTCCTGAAACGCAAATCATTCCTACTTTACTCATATTGTTTTATTGTTTATATAATTATTTAAACTACCTAAATAAGCCACTGCATCTAATAAATTATCTTCTTTATAATTATAAGAATGCCTTGACAACTTTAAAGCTACTAAAGCTAAATACATATCTTCAGCTTTAAACTCTTTACCAGTCATACCTCTCATAATTTCCGCGGCTCTTTCCATACCTTTTTCGAAAGGTCCATACATTCTTTCTTTTTCTTCATTCCTGAGATTTACTATCTCATTTGCTTTTTCTAAAATGTTCATAATTTAAAAATTTATGTAAATAAAAAACCCTTATAAATCAGTAGGAGTCTCACGTCTACGTCATTATAAGGGCTAATAATATCTTAAGTTCACTATGTTTGAGACTCGAACTTGTATGCAAATATAATAAATTAATTTATTCCTGCAATAGTTTCTCTAAATAAATTTGCTATTTCATTATGTTCTTCGATAACATTAGCATCTGCACCAGTTTCATATACCTTATTTAAAGCCATATTAACCTCATTTTTCAACCTGTTTGTAATAAGTTCAGGAAACACCTCATTACATTCTTCTATGTAGTCAATTAAAGCTAATAAACCACCATAAGTTACTACTACTGCTTTATCATATCTAGCACTATTCATTTTGTATTGTGCTAATCTTTCTAACTTTCTTTGCTTTGCGTTCATAATTAATCTAGTTTTAATCCGTAATCGTTAATAATTTCTCTTAGTTTCGTTCTTAATTCTTCTACTTGATGCCATTTCTCATCTGATATGGTATCATCATACTTTAATAAACTTCGCATTTCTTGGTCTAAATCCCATGCTACCAATTTCCATTTATAACCATCTAATGCAGTTCTTAAATCTTCTTCTTCTTCGAATGTTATTGTTGCTTTCATAATTAATTGTTATTAAAAAAATAAGGAAATATTGATTTATTTGGCGTGTATTTGTCTATATGCATAATTGTAAATCCTGAACGACCTTTAGTGAAGTTTAGTTGTACCCATTCTGAAGATGGACTAAATGCTGCGAAGTTAAAATAATGGAAATCATCAGATGTACACATATCAAACAAACATTGGTGTGAATCTCCTTTGCTTATTTCGATATACTTTGCTTCCCTATAAATGCCCTCGTTTTTTAGGAACTGGTCAATCTTATAAACTTGCTTAGCATCTAATATAGGTTTAAATCCGTATTTCATGTGTCTGTCATCTTTTCCGTGTGTAATAACAAATGCGTGGTAACCAACTACATAATGGCTCATAAACTTTAAATGATTAACTACTTCTACATTGTTATACTTTACATCACAAATTTGTTTAAATGCTGAATTAACCGTATAACCAAATGCAGCAGAGTGGTTATCATTACATACATTGTTAAACGTGATATATTCATATTCTTTACTTAGCAAATCAACTAACATTAATTTAGCTTTTAATCCAGTATCAAATGCTTCTTCGTTTGTCATGTTTTGCGGTAGTTTGTGACCTCCTCTAGTAGTAAGTCCATTAAAACCGTCCATATAATCACCTAAGTCATCAATGTATAATACACTTGAACGTTTACATGATAACATTTTATTTGCCATTTCTTCTATACGTTGGAATAACATCTCCCCTCCCCACTCTTCTGCATACATTGCTAATCCCTTTCGAGATGCGTCCATTCCT